TCAACTGTTTCTAAAGCAATTACTACTACGGTTCAAGTAGAAATTCCTAATAATGCAATCAGTAATACCAATTACTTTGAGAATGCTGCATACTTGGATCTTGATCTACAGATTGGTGATAATATTGTATACATTCCTGATACAACTAAGTTTGCTCCTAATGGCAAACTAATGATTGGTAATGAGATTGTATTCTACAATAGAAAAATTACTGATAGATTCTTACAAGTCATTAGAGGTTATGATAACACCACAGAACAATTCTGGGCTGCTGGTGCATACCTAAGACAGATTGAAGATGTAGCAGTTGTATCTGCTGCTGTTGCTTCTATCCAATCTGAATCTGATGTTAGTATGGTGAGTGCATCATCTACTGCAGGTGGATTTGAAAGGAGAGTACAGAGACAGATTTCTCCTGCCTCTGCAATGTCAGTAACAAAAGAAGCTACTGAGGTTGTTATTACTCCTCCACCAGGTGGTGTAGTTGACAAATATCAAGAAACTGCATTCTTGACTAATCCAATTGCACAAAGAGTTGGTTCTGGTGTATTCCTTGTTTCCGCAGCAGGCAAATATTATGTCACTCAAAGAAATGGAAATGAGCAACTAGTTAGAAACGCAGTCTTTACTACTGATAGTGGGTATATTGGAAACTATGCTATCACTAACGTTGGATATACTATCGGTCACTTTGATGGTATTTTTGATGATGGCATGGGAGTATCTGGTATGACTATTGAAGAAGTATCAAGGTTCTTTGGTGGTTTAACTCTTGATGATTTTACTAAGAGAAGAAAATCTCAGTATACATCTGCTGGTGATAAATTTAATCTTGCACCTCCTTCAATCCAACAACCAGTTACAACAACTACCACTGTTGGTACGATACCTACCAGCATTGCTGCGCTAAATACTGCATACTTTGATAATGCTGGTTACCTATTCACTTCGAGTGGTTCAGTAATTCAATATGCTTCTAAGACTGCTAATACCTTTGATGGATGCACTCTTATAAGAGGTAGTAACTCAATATCAAACGGGGATGAGTTGATTCCGTTCGCAATTACATAAATATTGCTATAAATATAAATAACTCAGGCACAAACACTACGTCGGAACAGAAAAACAATGGCTGCTATTATCTCTGATAAGTTTAGGATTTTCAATGCTAAGCAATTTTTAGAATCGTTAACCGAAGGTCCTAACGATACCAGTGCGGAACGCTCTAGAATGTACTTCTTTGTGGGACGCCCACAACCATGGAAAGCATACGTCGAGGTTCACACACAAAATTCAACCGCGTTTGTAGTTGGTAACGAAGTGTATGTTGGAACGTATGGTTCCACCGCTTTCCGCGCCACAGTTGCTGCAGTTTATGATAGTGCCCTACTTCTTACCGACGTTTTTGGAAGTGCTGGCGTTAACTCTGCTCCTGCTCTTGGTTCTACTTTAAAAGGTAGAAGTGGTGGTTCTGGCGGATCCGACACAGGTGCCACTGCAGTTTCTGGTGTATATCGTTACGCTACTGAAGATGTTCCACCCCTTCCTCTAGACAACCAAACAGAAAAGTATTCATTGTATGATGAAATGATCGCTGCAAAGCGTATCACAGATTCATTTGCACGTACTGTTATCCGTCGTTACAACTGGGACTTGGTAGCTAACCCCAAGTTCGACATGTTTAAACCCGATTACTCTGCTACTCCTGGTGGCGGTGGTCAAATCGGTAAGCAAGCTGCAACAGGTGCTGCAAGCATCGCAGATGCTAAGTTCTACGTAATGAACTCAACTTACGAAGTATTCAAGTGTCTTTACAATGGTGAAGACCCTTCTAACACAACTGGACAGAACGCAACTGAAGAACCATCTACTGCAGGTGGTAACTATGCTTCTGCTACTGGTCTCTATACTGAGACAACTGGCGCTGGTTACATTTGGAAGTATATGTACACCATTCCTACTGATGATGTTCTGAAGTTCCTTTCTTCTGACTTCATGCCAATCGTTCTTTCTAGCAATGCGTCTAGACAAGCAGTTGTAGCTCTTGCTACTGCTGGTGCTACTGATGTTGCTTTGATTGAGAACACTGGTTCTGGTCTTCCTGCATCACAGACTCTATACACAAGTATTAAAGGTGATGGATCTGGTGGTATTGTTAAGTTTGTAACAAATGGTGCTGGTGGAATTACATCTGCTGAGATTCAAGCTCGTGGATCGGGTTACACTTACGCTAACGTTCTATTCACTAACGGCAACCTCTTCTCTGATGCTGGTTTAACTAGTGCAGTTGCTACTGGTGCTTCTGCTGTTGGTGCTATCGAAGTAGTTCTTGCTCCTGCAGGTGGACATGGTTCTGATCATGAGACAGAACTCAATGGTAAGCGTGTTATGACAAACATCCGCCTTACTTACTCTGAAGGTCAAGGTGACTTCCCTGTAGATAACGACTTCCGTCGTATTGGTATTGTTGCTGATCCATATAACTATGGTACTACAACTTTTGCAACCGCTGATACTCTTTCTGGTCTAAAATCCGTTAAGATTACTGGTGCTTCTGCAGACTATGCTGTTGACGAAAAAATTACTCAGACTGTAACTGGTGGTACAGCATATGGTACAGTTGTATCATGGACACTTGATAGTGGTTCTACAACTGCTGGTGTTCTGAAGTACATCCAAACTACTGATGCACATACTGATCAGGGTATGGTAAGAGCGTTTGAATCTAATGGTTCTAATGCTGTTACTGGAGAGAGTTCTACTGCTTCTGGTAATGTAGATACTTCTTATGCTTCTACACTACTAGGTGTCACTTTTGCAAGTGGTCTAGCTAATCCAGAGATTGAAAATAACTCTGGTAACGTGATTTATGTTGAGAACAGAAGACTAATCACTCGTGCTCCTGACCAGATTGAAGACATCAAGTTAGTAATTGAGTTCTGATACTCTTTGGTTACTTCGCTAAATACTTCAACGAGAATACTAGTATTATTGGCGGAGTACGATGCCTCAAAAGACGAACCTTAATGTAAGTCCTTACTACGAAGACTTTGATGCGAACAAGAATTTCTATAAGATTCTTTTCCGTCCAGGTTATTCAATCCAAGGCAGAGAATTAACGCAGGTTCAATCTATTCTACAGAATCAGGTTGAAAGTTTTGGCAAGTATGCCTTTAAACAAGGTGAACTTGTCATACCTGGCGAAGTAGGTCTTAATACAAAATTAGATTACGTAAAACTATCGTCTGTTTCTGAGGTTGCGGTCTCGGAAGGAGACGATATTGTTTATAAGAAATATGATATTTCACAACTAATTGGTCAACAACTAATTGGTTTAACTTCTGGTGTTAAAGCTACTATTCTCGCAACAACTTTAGCAACAGAATCTTCCGCTGATACATTATATGTAAATTACATTAATAGTGGTAGTTCCAACACAGAGGCAACCTTCCGCCAAGGTGAAACTCTAGAAGTTGTTGATGGTGTTAACACACCGCTTCTAGTTGTTGGTACAGATGGTAGTGTTCTACCAACTAGTATTCAAGTAACAAATCCAGATACTCAGGAGACTACTTCTTTAGAAAGTCCTGCAATGGGTTACGGTTCTGCTGTTAAAGTAGAAGAAGGTATTTACTTTGTCAATGGTTACTTCGTTCGTTGCAATCAAGAACTACTAGTCATTGATGAATATTACAATAAACCATCTGCAAAAATTGGTTTTACAATTAAAGAAGAGATTGTAACTCCTGAGGAAGATGCATCTCTATATGATAATGCAATTGGTTCTTCTAACTATACTGCACCTGGCGCACATAGATTAAAAATCTCTTTACAGTTAAAAGAGTTTGCGCTAAATGCAATTACTGATAAAAATTTCATTCAACTCCTCACTGTTTCTAGAGGACAAGTACAAAGCAAAGTTTCATCTACAGACTTTAGTGTTCTAGAGCAAACTCTAGCACGTAGAACATTTGATGAATCTGGTAATTATGTTGTTGACAACTTCTCTGTTGATATTAGAGAGTGGGCACAAAAAGATAAGAACAAAGGTTTCTATGCTGTAGACGAATTTGGTCTATACAATGGATATGATGCTGGAACATCTGCTAGAAAGATGATTGCTAGTGTAGGTCCTGGTAAAGCATACATTAAGGGTTACGAGATTGTCAATAAAGAAACTAAGTATCTAGAAGTTAATAAAGCTAGAGAAAGTCTTTCTTCTGACAATGTAACTCTAAAATCTAGAGGTTTACCTTCTTACTGTATTACGAACGTATATGGCAGTGTTCCTTTAAACAAAGAAGGATCTGAACTTACTGCATATCCTGATGTATTTTTATATTCATCATTTAATGATGGTTCTATTGGTCTTAATAATACAGAACTTACAACAGATCATAGACAAACAATCGATAGGAGAGGAAAATTCTTCTCTGCAGATGATGGTATTAAAACTATCACACTACAAATTACAAATCCAACTACTCTTATTGGAGCTGTAACTGATGCAACTTTCCAAACTCAGTTTGGTGAATTATTTTATATCAAGACTAGAAGTGATGTAGGAACACCAACTGCTATTGGATCATTTAAAACTCTTTCGTTTGCTACTATAAACAAACCACTTATTAATGCGTCTGAATCTGTTCAGTTCTTAGAACTAACTGTATTTGGTCCTAAAAACGAATTAGAACAACTGCTAGTAGAATATGATCTTTCTGATAATGAAAATAAGAGAAATATTTATTTAACTGAAGGTGATGCTGCAGCAGATGGAACTGAATTTGGTTTTGTTGTAGATTACAGTAACACAATTACTCCTATCATTGGTAAGGTAAAACCAAATAATTTCTTCTTGAAAGAAAGAGGTTCAGGTTTTAATTCAGATTCTGATATTGTTCTTTCCAAAGGTCGTTTAGCTGCTGGAACTAATGCATACAATACAACGTTTGGAATTTCTTATTTCGACCCACAGTTCTTCACCAAGATTATTGTTGAGACAACTCCAGCTGGATATGATGAAGGTAAATATGTTTTTGGTGTAGATAGCGGAGCTTATGGTGTTGTAGAAGGAACACCTTCAGGTGTATACACTACAGGAACTATTCTGTTTGTAACAACATTATCTGGTAGATTTTTACCTGGCGAAACAATTAGAGATGAAGATGGTAATACTGTAAGAATTGCCAGAGAAAATACTATCTCTCATTTTATTGTACAGAATAGAGGTTTAGGATACGCAGATGGCGTAACACTTTTAATTAATGGATTGGAGTATGATAATTCCAAAGTTGAATTACTAAAGAGTATTGATGGAAAAATTTATAAAGCAGCGATTACTAATAGATCTGCTGTTAATGTAGAGTATGCACAACCACCAGCTGTAACAGCTAAGAATCCAGATGCTTCTGGATCTCCTAATTCAGCTGCTGCTATTGTTCCAGTTCTTTATAGAGATACAGTAACTACATATACCCCACAGAATGTCAAGTCTCTTGGTTGTTCTTATGGTTCAGGAAATGCAAATAGTTTCTCTGCAGACGTTGCAATTGATAGTCAAAAGTATTCAGAAATTAAAACTGTAACAAATTATACATTCTTTGGTACTCAGGGTTCTACTTTTGTTGAGTCCACTAGTTTCAGTGCTGATGCATCTACCGATGTACAACAAGGAGATCTAATTCAATTCTCTGATGACGACAACAACCTAGTTCGTTCAATTGTACAATTTGCTACACAACAAGAGGGAGCATATAAATCTAGAATTTATCTAGATACAGCTTTACCAGGTTCTGTTACTAATGCGAGTATTGTAAGGTTGCGTCCAAAGGTAGACAATTCTACAAGTGGCACACTTCTATATTCTACTGGAAGCAAGCAAGTTTCTCAAATTTCTGCTGGTGGCGATGACACCAAGATCAAATACTTCTTCCGTAGAGATTTTGTAACTACTGCATCTTCTGGTGGTGGTATTATTACTTTTGCTGCACAGTTACCATTTGGAACACAAAGGTTTGCTGCATTCAGTGAAGAAAATTTAATTATTACTGTTATTGATCCTGGTGATGCACCTGATATTGTTGAAGGTGATATTATCTTCTTAAAAGAAGATGATGTAGAGATTACTTCTTCTACTGATACATCGAGTGGTCTTACTTCTGGTAGTATTAGTTTACAGCTACCAACAACATACTTTGGTACTATTCCTTCTAATGGAACATTCCCCAAACTTAAGTTAACTGCAACTTTAGAAGTATCTAATGCAAAACCAAGACTTAAGACTGTAGTTAGAAATAAGAGAATTACAGTTACATCTGCTGGTGATCGTGTTGTACCTTTAAGAGGAACAGACTATGATACAGAGGTTGTAGAAATCCTATCATACTCTGATGCATTTAAACTTAGATATGTTTATGAGGGAACTTCTTCTCAACCACCTCAGATTGATACTGCTGGTAATCTAATTTCTGGTACTGATGTTACATCAAGATATACATTTGATGATGGTCAGAGAGATACAATCTATGATGTTTCTCGTATTGTTCTAAAACCTGGTTTTGAAGAAACAACTGGTCAACTTGTAATTGCGTTTGATTACTTTGAGCATTCACAAGGTGATTTCTGTACAATCGATAGCTATCTGCATGATGCGGGTGTTGCTGAAGATGAAATTCCTACCTTCAATTCATCTGTTCTTGGTATTACAGAACTTAAAAATGTTCTTGATTTTAGACCAAAAGTAGATACCACTGCTATTATTCCTGGTTTCCTTGATACTGCAATTTTAGAACGAACTCAAGGATCCTTTGCTGGTTCTGGTGCTATTATTGCAAGTAGTCCTGCTCCTGATTTAGGACTAGAGTTTACGTTCTCCTTTAGTCAGAAACAATACTTAGATCGTATTGATGGTATTTTCTTAGATCAGAATGGAAACTTTATTGTCAAAGAAGGTAACTCTTCACTCAACCCATCCAAACCAGATCCCATTGAGGATGCCGTACCTCTTTTCTATGCACATATTCCTGCATTTACAAAGACCAGTAAGGATGTAAGAATTACTCCAGTTGATAACCGTCGTTACACAATGCGTGACATCGGTAAGTTAGAGAAACGTATTGAACGTCTTGAGTATTATACTACACTTAGTATCTTAGAACAGCAAGCTCTTAACATGCAAGTTAAGGATGAGATTGGACTTGATAGATTTAAGTCTGGATTCTTTGTTGATAACTTTGAAGCACATAGAGTTGGTAATCTATCTTCTCTTGATTATAGATGTGCAGTAGACAGTCAGCAAAGTGTATTACGTCCACAAGCAAAAGAAGATTCTATTAATCTTGTAGAAGTTAATACTAGAGAAGATCAAAGAACTGTTTCTGGTTATAAGAAAATTGGTAATATGGTAACTCTACCATACTCTCCACTATCTTTATTAGGAAATAGTTTTGCTTCTGGAAAATTAAATCCAAATCCATTTGTTGTTCTTCAATATGTTGGTGATAGTGATCTTTCTCCTGCTATTGATCAATGGTATGATCAAACAGAAGAACCTGTAGTTGTTGACACAAACACAGATCTCTTTAATATTTTCCTAGCTAAAGTAAATGTAAAAGAAAGTTTCTCCAGTCTCTATAATTCTTTTGTGGTTAACTGGGTTGGAGCGTCTTCGACATTTACATCAATTAATTCTTTGGGTGGTGTTAATTCTCAAATTGCATCTACTTCTGTAACATCAGCATCGGTTGGTAGTTCTTCTAATATTAGTCCTCAAAATAATGAGGTAGGAAAAGGTGTACAGACTAAAACTGTTGGCGATAATATTGTTTCTACATCTTTAGCTTTCTATACTAGAAGTCTTCCTGTTAAATTTAAAGTTGGTAGAATGAAACCCAACACTAAGATCTATGTGTTCTTAGAAGGAAGAGATATCAGTCGCTGGGTCAATCCTGATTTGAGATATACTGGCATTGCTGGTAACTCACTATCTGCATTTAATGGAACAATTACTACAGATGAATATGGTAATGCATCTGGTTTGATTATTATTCCTGCTGGTAATCCTCCAACACAAAATGCTACATGGACTGGAGATGTTGATACTGTATCTTATGATGGAGATGCAGAAGAATTAAACTTTACTACTGGTGAACTAACATTTAGATTCACTTCCAGTGCAACTAACGAATCAAAACTTGGCGTAGATTCTTATACAGAAATTAAGTATTATGCTACTGGTATTTTACCAGAGAATCCTTCCAGCATTGTATCTACAAAACCATCAGTCTTTAAATCTAATGAGGGTGTCCAGTTTATTGAAAGTAACACTGATAATCCTATTAGACCAAATCCACTAGCTCAAACATTTAAAATTGAAAATTTAGATGGTGGATGTTTCGTAACTGGTCTAGATTTATATTTCAATAAGAAGAGTACAAATATTCCTGTTAAAACTTATATCACAAATGTGGATGCAGAGAAACCTGCTAAGAATATTATTCCTGGTTCTGAAAAAACTCTATCTCCAAATACTTTCCTTAAGTGTTTTGCTAGTGGTAACATGTCAGTTCTAAGAGGAGAGAATGTAACTGGTACATCTTCTGCTGCTTCTGGTCCTATCCTCAAGATCTTTGATAAGAATAATGTAGAACTAGTAGCTACTGCATCTGGTAGATATAGTCTAACCAATGAGCAAGTTTATACTGTAGTTCTAGACAACCACAATGGAAAATCTTTCCGTCCTAATGAAGACTTAATTATTCCATCAGTAACTATTGCAAATGCAGCAAATGCAACAGATTTTGTTCTTGCTATTGCAAAAGATAGTGGTAAGTTATCTGACATTAGAGTTACAAATCCTGGTCTTAACTATGACAGTGCAATTCTAACTATTGAGAGTCCACAATTACCTGGTGGTTCTACTGCTACCGCAAGAATTGAAGTATCAGGTGGTAAGATTTACAATACTGAGATTTCACTATCTGGTTTTGGATATACAGAAGCACCTTCTGTTGTTATCAAAGGTGTTGGTAATGGTGCTGGAGGATGTGAAATTCAGACATTCATCGAGATTGACACACCTGCAGTTAGAATGGGTGTAGCTACTGATCAAACAGGAGTAACTCAATCTACCACACCTACACACTTTGCATTTGATTATCCTGTATATCTACAAAATAATACAGAGTATGCTCTTATTGTTGAAACAGATTCGATTGATTATGAACTATGGTCTTCCAAATTAGGGGAAACCGATATTGCTACAAGTACGGTCATCACAACACAACCATCTCTAGGTTCGGTATACCGTTCCCAGAATACCGAAAGTTGGACTGAAGATATCTTTGAAGATCTCAAGTTTACTATGTACCGTGCTGAGTTTAATATTAATAGACCAGCAGAACTTGTTGTTAAGAATTCAAGTCTTGGTTATGAACTTCTAGATGAAAATCCATTCGAGACAAATGCAAGTGCTAATACCAACTCCACTTCTAAGTTATTCAAGAATAATAATTCTATTGTTAAAGTAAATCATAGAGATCACAGTTTTGAAGATACTGGTGATTCTTATGTTTTCTATAGAACTGCATTAGAAACAGGTGGTATTACATCATCAATTTTAAATAGCACTCTATTCCAAGTGAGTAATTCTGGTATTGATTCATATAATATCACTGCCAGTTCTCAAGCTGCTGGTAATTCCATTGGTGGTGGATCTGCAGTATATGCATCTACAAACAGAAAGTATGAAACTCTATACCCACAAGTTTCTTATCTATCATTTACTGGAACTACTTTATCATCAGAAGTTAAAACAACAGATGTTGTCCCTGTAGATTCTGCTACTACAAATTACACTTCATATTCACAATCGGATTATGAAAAAACTTTCTTGAATGAACCACATTACTTCACTAATCAGAAGTTTATTGCGTCTAATATTAATGAAACTCTAAACAGTTTATCTGAATCACTTACATATAAGATGACTTTATCGTCTACTGTGTCTCATTTGAGTCCAATTATTGATCTTTCTAGTGCTACTGTAAAAACAGTATCAAATAGAATTGAGAATGCAACTGGACAAGAAGATAGATTCGGTAGAAGAGATCAAGTTATTGAATTCTATCCAGTTTATCAATTTAATCTTGCGGGTAATGGTGGTACTGATCTACAAGCTGATCAGACAATTAAAGGAGTTACTACTAAAGCAGTAGGAACTATTGCTAGAGTTAATGGTCAGATTGTATATGTAAGAGTTAAGACAAGTCAATTCTTCCAGAAAGGAGAAACTGTAACTCTAGGAAATCAATTAGGTCTTAGTGCAGTTACAGTAGATTCAAATCCATCTCAAGTTCTAGCGACTATTGCAGACGCTGCAACTATCGTAGCACGTAATCCATCTGTTATGTTAGAAACATATGATAATATTATCACTGGTAAAGCTACTATCTGGAATAGTCAGACGCAAAAGTTAACTTTAAGAGTTGATGTTAATCCTATTAATAATAACTTCACTGATAGAATTATTGATAGTGCTTTATATAATAGAAATGCTGTTGTTGGAGATCAACTTGCAGATATCTTCCGTGTGGGAGACTTTGTTAAGTATCCTAATCAACCAGATGAAGAGAAGGCATATCTTGAGGTTGGTAAGGTAACTTATACAAATGGTTTAGACTTTGTTGGTGAAGATACATCTAAGAATGGATCTGCTGCTGCTAAGTATATTACCAAAGAAGTTTCCATTACAAGTCCAGCTACTGCAATTGATGTACATCTACTTGCAAACGTCAAAGATATTTCTAACTTAGAAGTATTCTATAAGTTTAAGAAAGCATCTAGTCAAGAAAACTTTGATGATATTGATTGGATCTACTTTAATAAAAAAGGAGAACCAGACACATACGAAATTGCAACTAGTGAAAACACAATTTCTGGAATTGTAGAGAAGCAATCTGCATATCAAGATCTCAAATATACTGCATCAAATTTACCAGAATATTCATCATTTGCAATTAAAATTGTGATGAAAGGTGTGGATCCAGCATATGTACCTAAGATCCAAGACATTCGTGCAGTTGCCGCATTCTAATTTCCGCATATGGACTTTGTAAAAGTTGATGGACATGATGGTCTCGTAAGAGACCAAAACACTGGTGCCATCTTGAATTTGGACGATTCTGCTATAGCTGCAAGAAGGAAATCTATGCAGTTAAGTTCCGCATTGGACGACATAAATACATTGAAGAATGAAGTCTCTGAACTCAAATCACTACTGCACGGATTAATAAAAAATGCCAGCAATTAACGTAGCTAAGACTGATACCTTTGAGTCTCAAAGGCAAAAAATCAATCAACTTAGCACAGCTCTTTTCAACGTCACATCTGGTGGTAGTGATCTATCAACAGGTAACTTACAACTAGGAGACGGTCTAGTTGGCGATCCTTCACTTAAGTTTAGTTCAGATACACAATTAGGTATCTACAAAGCTGGTGTAAAGACTCTAGGGTTTGTCAATAGTGGTAAGAAAATTATTGACTATAAGTTATCAGAACTTACAGCATATCAAGATTTTAATATCCAGCAAAGAAAACTAGCACAATCTCTAGTTACTTTAGTTAGTGGTGGTAGTGGATATGATACTGGTACATATACAGCAATTCCTTTAATTGGCGGTACAGGACAAAACGCTACTGCAGATATTGAAGTCTTATCATTTGATGGTTCAATTACCAATGCTGGTACTGGTTATATCAGTGGAAGCTATCTAACAATTCCTTTACAGGGTGGTAATGGAACTGGAGCAACTGCTAGTTTTACTATTACTGCTCTAGAGGGAACCACTACTCAGGCAGGAGCTGCATACTTTCCAGGAACTTATACTTCAGTACCTCTTACTGGTGGAAATGGTAGTGGCGCACAAGCAGATATCGTAATTGATGGTACGTCAACACCTGCTGGAACGATCACTGCTGCTGGTACTGGATATACTGACGGTGTATATTCACAAAACTCTTTCTTCAACGAACCAGTTCAAACATTTGTTGTTATTTCTGTAGCTAACCCTAACGCTGGTAATGCAGGAGAACCAAACTTCATCTATAACATTGATGGTGTAGATCAACCTCAATTAACATTAGATATTGGTAACACATATAGATTTGATCTTTCTGATTCATCTATTCAAGGTGCTAATCCAGGACAAGCAGGAAGCGATCATAGAATGACCTTCCAACTTGCTAATGGACAGTCTATTGACTTCCAAGACAAGTTTGAATTCTTTACTGCTGGCATCCATGGAAATGCTGGATGCTTTACTGATGTTGTAATGAAACCTGATTGTAATACAGGTACTCAAATTGTTCGTTATGATTGTGCAAACCATCCTGGAATGGGTCCTGCAGGCGGTAATATCACCCTACAAGACACATCAA